GATCATCAGCCGGGGGGGCGGCGGGGGGTGTCGTGGTGGTGGTGTCGGCCGCCACGGTCGCGATGGCCGATGCTGGAGCAGGACCCCGAATTGCAGCCGCCAGGTCTTCGGCATACTCGCGCGCGGTGCGGCGAGGCAACGGCGCGCTGGGCGTTTCCTCGGTATCGGTACGACCACGCATCGCGCCGCCGGCAGCACCGGGACCGGCGCCGCCGATGAAGCCCAGCACCGCATTGCCGAAGGAGTCGGCCAGGGGATTGAGGTCCGTGCCTGCGCCCTGATTGATGCCGGTTTGCGTGGCGATGCCCTCGGCCGTCTCCTGTGCAGATTCCTCCAGGCCGGACAGGGCACCACCACCGAGGATGCGCGCGGCCAATGGTCGGGATGCGAGGACGGTGGACGCGGGGTGGATGATTTTGGACGTGGCCGCGCCACCCAGCGCGGAAATCGGCGCCGTCAGGGTGAATGCCCACTCCTCTGCGCGTCGCTTCGTCTCGGCCAGCGCCTCGCCCTCGGAGACGCCGCTGGCGAGCAGGTCGCGGTATACGGCCGATTGCTCGCCGAGATTGCCTTGGGCGTACAGGTCGTCGATGGTCTGGCCGGCCTGTTCGATCGCCGCACCGCCGCCCTGCGCACCACCTGCTGCTGCACCAGCGACTGCACTGCCGCCGGACAAGTACGTCGCCGCCAGCACCGGAGCCAGGGAACCCATCACATCAACGCCGTTGGCGACGAAGCCGCGCACGCTTGGGTCTTCGCCCAGCGTCCAGGTGGACGGATCCAAGAGTTCGCCGCCGATCTCGTTGTCGCGTCGAAGTTGCTGATAGCCGGCGCTAGTGCGTTCCCGCTGCCGGGCACCAACGCCGGAAATCGCGTCAGCCAGCGCGCCGAACGGGTTGCCTGCCGTCTGGTCACTTCCCGTCAGCGCCGTCAGTGGCTCGCCGACGACGGTGTTGTAGCCCGCCTGCCACAGACCGCCCACACCTCGGAAAGCGCTGCCCAAGCCTTCCCACTCGGCAGCACCGAAGGTCCGCAGGTCATCCAGCAGCGAAGGCGGATTCAGCGCGGCGGCGTAGCGTTCGCCAGCCGCCTCAGCCTCAGCCCGGCGTTGCGCGGACTCCCTGCGCCGTGCCAGCTCCACCGCGTCGGTGGTGATGTCGGCGCGGGGCACAGCCGGCGCCGGAGCGACAAACGCATCGCCCAGGCCAACGGAGCGCATGGCGTTGCGCAGGTCTGGAGCGCTGGGGGCGTCCGGCAATTCGGCGAACGGATCGTCTGCCTGCGCGTCACGGCGGCGGTTGGGGAGATCGGCGAAGGGGTTGTCCATCAACGGTCCAGGACAGAGGGGTCAATGCCCATGCGGCCGAGCATCTGCCGGACCGCCTCGGGATCCTTGCCGGCCGCGATCGCATTGCGGGCCTGCTGGATGCGCGTCTGCTGCGTCACGGGTGTGGCAGCGGGCCTAGCCTCCTGCGGGGCCGGCGCCGCGGGGCGTGAGCCGCTGGACGGGGCTTCCACGAAACGCACGGACTTGCCGCCGGGGCTGGTGACGGTCGTGACCTGCGGGCGCACCGTGCCGGCGTAACGCACCAGCGCCTCCTCACCGTTGCGCACCTGCGGGTTTTGCTCGCGCCATGCCTGGAACCGATCGAACGCATCAGGATTGACCACGCCGTCGCGCCCACCCAGCGCAGCCACCAGCGCGGCATTCGTCGGGGCAGTGAAGGCGCCACCACCGGAGCCGCCGCTGCCGCCTGGCTGGCGCTTGCGTGCGGCATCGCGATAGTTCTCCGCGCTTGCGTAGTCGCGTGCCGCTGCGGACCGGCCGGTGGTGTAGTCCTTCCAGGCCGATGCCTCGTCCTTGCGAATCCGGGACTGGCCGATGGCCGTGGCGCCACGCGGATCGCCGCCCGGTACAAAGCGGTTGCCGAGCAGGATGTCACCTTCGACCTTCGCCAACTCCTGCGGCCCACTGGCGTACCCCATGGCGATCGCGTTGGCGAGACCCCAGTCTCCGCTCTTGGCGGCCTCCACCACGGCCAGCCGCTGCCGGGCCTCCTGATCGCGCTGGCGCCCCAGCATCGAGGCCGCGTAGTCCGAACCCGACTTGGCCCAAGCGTTTTTCGCCAGCACGTCAGCCTCGGCGGGCGAGTGGCCGGCGGCGATGTAGGCGTCGGAGAGCTTTTCCAGCCCCTCGACCTCCATCCGGTCGCGTTTCAGCGTGGCCTCTTTCTGGCCGAGCGTGAGATTGGCGGACAGCCGGTCGCGGTACGCCTTGTCGCGCGCACTGCCCATGCTGCCAAAGGCTTCGCCCAAGCGCTCCCAACCGGTCGGCATGTCAGTACCCTCCGCTCGTGCCGTAGGACTGCGCGGCTTGCGAGAACGCATCCAACCACGGGTCGCGGCGGATGTTCCCCAGGCGCAGTCGATTCAGGTAGTCGTCCGACTGGAAGCCACTGCGCACGTTGTCCAAGTCGCCGGCCAAGCGCGAGAACGTGATGCCCTCGGCCATGCGCTGGTTTGCCGGTGCGTCGATGCGGCTGTAGAGCTTGGCGGTCGTGGCGCCGTAGTCGTCGATGCGCTGCTCCGCGTTTGCGGCGTCTTGCGTGAAGCGGTCCGACAGCGCACCCACCTGGCCCAGACCACGATTGGCCGAACCCTTGGAGCGTTGGAGTTGTTCTGTGTACTGCTGCAGGGCGTCGGACTCGTATTGGTCAGCGTTCGACCCTTCCTGCTCCATGAGGGTCTTGTTGATGAGCGCATCGGCATCCCGCTGGCGCTGGGACGACGCGACGATCTGCCGCGCCAGTTCGGCATCCTGGCGCTTGGCCGTCTGCTCGGTGTTGTAGTAGCTGGCGCCCGCGCCGACGGCGGCGATGACAGCCGGAATCCATACGCCTTCCGTGCCCATCACTGTTCTCCCAGGGACCAGAACGGCCCATAGTTGTTCGTGTACGCCCGGTCGGCGCGGCGCTTGGCCTGCTCCTCCTCGGACCGTTTCTTGGCCGTCATCACGCTGCCGAACAGGTCACCCAGCGAATCGACACGGCTGGCCGACTGCGCGCTTTCCAGATTGCTCCGGAGCGCTGCGGCGGCTTGGGTGGACGCCGCACTGGCATTGAGGCCGGATTGAGCCAGCGCCATCAGGTTCGCGCGCGAGCCTTCGTCGGACTGCCGCAGGTTCGCCACGGCGGCCTGCGCCTGGCGTTCCGACTCCAGGACGCCCTTGGAATACTCCTCGCCCAGGCGCCGGTTGGCGTCCACCGCGGCGCTGCCGCCCGTCAGACCGGATCGGGCCAGGGCGAATTTCAGCTCGCGATCCGCGACACCCTTCTGCCGGTCGGCCTCCTGCATGTAGAGGTCGCGCTGGGCAGAGCCGAAATCGGCGTACTGCTTCTGACGATCCGGGCTGTCGTAGATCTGATTGATTCGACGTGTGGTCTGGGCGATTTGTGCCTGGCGCCTGGCCTCGGCCGCCTGTGCTTCGCGCTGTGCGCCGCCTCCGCTGCTTCCCATGTCTCAGTCCTCCTTTACTCGGGCGAAGCAGGCAACGTCCTGCCCTTGCCGGCCGAACTTGCGCCAGATGCCTTCGGGCTGCATTCCCAACCCCTCCACGTACCAGCGACAGGCGGCCTCGCGGCTCGCCAGCGCGTTCGTCTGCAACCGGCGGACGCCGTTATCCAGCAATTCATCCATCAGCCAGCGGCAGCCCTTGGTGATGCTGCGCCAGTGCTTGTCCCAAGCTTCGTCCGTTCCGACCATCCAGGACTGCAAGATGCCGTCACCCACTGATTCCCAGCCGCCGCAAACCAGCGGGTAGCCCTTCGCGTCAACGAGGGTGAACTGCGGGCCGGTCTTGTTGAGGAAGAAGTTGGGAATGCGATCGGAGTGCAGCTCGAAGAAAGCGTCCAGTTGCTCCAGCTCGTCGGCGCGCATCCGGTCGCACAGGTAGATGATGTCCTGTGGCCGGAGCTTGACGACATTGGTGGGTGGCTTGGAAACGCGAATCATGCGGCCGTCCGGAAGTCTTGCAGGTACAAATTCAGCGCATCCCACCCGGTCCGCTGGGTATCGCTGCCGGTATAGGTCAGGCGAACGGAAAGTGTGGGAGCCGCCAGCGGCATCATCAGAATCTGGCCCGGAACGCTGTCCGCCACGATCTCCCAGGGCGTGGTCCAGTACGAATCATTCGTCTGGTCGTAGCCGAACTCGATGGATGCAATGCCGGTCCCCACGATGTCGAAACCGATGAGCTGCTTTGTAACCCCCATGGCCCCGAAATCAAGGTAAGGCCACTCGATGACCCACTCGAACGGCTGCCGCACCCGGCCTGCTTCGGTCGCGGCCAACATCTCGTCGCTTTCGCGCGTGATGTCCACCACGGATACCTCGTCGCCGTGGCGCAGGTACAGGTCACTTCCTCGGATGGTCCAGTCGTCAATGACCCACGGGAACACGTATCGGCTCCAGGCGCCGATCTTCCCCAACTGGTTCATCGTGTAGACGAACGCCTCGTCGCCGAAGAACAGCCAGTATTGGCCCTGCGCCGGGTAATACAGGCCCATCGGCTCGTAGTTGTTTTCGGCGAGCTTGGCCTGAATCAGGGGGTCAATCGGCATACCGATGTCGCCGGCCTGCAGGTTGGTCGAACCGCCGGCAACGCCCACGGTTCGGACGCCGAGCTGGGTCAGGAAGAACAGGTCGTTGGATACCGGCGCGACCGCGTGGTGGTATTCGGACCCAACCGGGAAGGCGTCCCGCAACTGCATCAGTTCCGGGTTCTCGTTGACCTGCCAGACCTGCATACCCTGCGAGTTCCACGGCACCACGTCACCGCGGTACAGGCCCAGTGCCTTTGCCGGGTTGGCGCCGTACTGCTGCAAACCGCTCGGCAGGTATCCCGCATCATCCACGGACGACCAGTCAAGCGGGTTGGCGGTCGCGGAGAACGCCACGATGTCGTCATCCGTCGCGAACACCTTGCTGGCCGCGATCAGGACGTAGGGACTATTGGGGCACTTGGCATCAATCACGCGCCGGCTTACGCACTCCCAGCTGATTGTGCCGTCGGCCACGAACCCGCCTACGGTAATCGGCCAGTTCGGCTCGGTGGCGCCGCTGCGCATGATGGGGCGGGCCTGCCACACGACTCGGTTGGCGATGACGCCTTCCCAGATGACCTCGTTGTCGATGACCTGGACGCCCGTCGTGTTCGGCCAGGTCGGCTCCACGTTGTCGGAGTAGCCCGTCTCCGGCTGCACAGCTTTGAAGATCAGTCCATCGGGCGGCCCCGGATACTGGTAGTCCCAGGTAAAGCTGTCGCCGTTGACGGGGAAATTCTGCCCGTTGCGATACAAGCCGATGGCGCCGCGGACGAACGCCGCGTTGGCCGGCGCGACGCCGCGCACGCGCGAGGCGTGGATGGCGCCACCGCTGCCGTTGTTGACGTTGTTGCCGTCGGCGTGGACCGGCAATTCGTTGTCGTCTTCGTCATACCAGTAGAGCTGCACCATGCCGCCGGCATTGCCGGTGCTGGACGCTCCTTGGTGAATCATGGCCTGCGCGTTGATGACCTGGCCGGCCATCACTGGCTTTCGGGAATTGCTCTTGGCGGCGCGGAACCCGTAGGTTCCCGGCGACAGTTCGAGCGCCCAGTTGCCCTGATACACGCCATTGTGCGTGACGGTCAGGCCGGCTTCGGCCGTCCAGCCGGTCAAGTCGCCGGTCTCGAATCCGGCATTCTCCACCACCGCGTCGGCAGCCTGCTCGACCGTGCGAGGCCGCACGAGCGAACCGGGCGGATACAGTTTCCCAGGTTCCCACAGAGGCGTCGCCATCAGAGCGCCCCTCCGCTTACGCCGTTCGGATACTTCCAGCTATAGCGGTCCTCAATCTCCGGCGGTACGGTCGTGCCGGGGTTGGGCTGCGGCGTGGTGTTCGGTGGCGGCGCGGCGCCGTCGGTGTCCTCGGCGACCGTCTCGCCTTCGGCGGTCGGCCAGCGCGGTTCCGTCGCGCCACTACGCGGGCTGGCGCCATAGGTCTCGATGCACAGGTACTCGAACCCGTTGTACGTGGTCGGTTCCACCACGTCGCCGATGGCACGCGCGATGTTGGGCGCCCAGGTCGCGCCAGGCTGGCCGATTCGGTTGGCCCGATACGTGAACCCATTGGGAACCGTCGGAATGACGACCTGCCCCACCTGATACACCGTGTTCGGTTGCCAGGTACTGGCCGTCACTGCCCAGTAGTGGAAGATGTCCCCGGTATTCCATTCGGCCACCACGTACAGGTAGCCCAGGAACGGCTCGGCGAAGTGGATGCGGGTGAGCAGTGGCTGGAAGTCCGGCGACATGTCCGGATGCGTCAGGATCTCCAGTCGGTATTCCGGGTACGCCTCCAGGTCGATTTGATGGTCCGAGAAGACCACCAGCCTGTCCTTGTGGGTGGTCAGACCGATCGTTCCGGCCGGCAAACTGAAGACGTTTGACTCGGTGGCCCGCGAGTGCAGCATGGTTCCAGGCCGCGGCCGGGCAGCACCCGACACCGTGATGTAGGCGTTGAGCAGGTCGCGCAGGGTGTCCGGACGCGGACCGCCCTTGGTCCGCATCAGGTTGATGCCGGCGCGGCCGGTGGTGAGCGCCTGCGTGCGCATCAGCCGCCTTCCTTCGGAATCCAAAGCGGCGGCGCGGGCGGCAGCCAGGTATCGCCGCCGGGGATGTACCGGCGCGTCATGTGGGAACCGCTCACCAGGTTCTTGATGTAGACCTGCGCGTCGTTCTGGTAGTTACGGGCGTCTGGCGCGCCGTAGTGCGCCTTGGCGCGTGCCAGCGCGAACAGGAACACCGCCTCATCATCGATGGTGCATTGGTCGCCGTCGGCCTCGAACGGCTCCAGGCCGAAATGCCCCTTGATGCGCAAGCGCAGATTGGCGTCATCCGGCGCCGGCCACACCTCGATGCACTGCCGGATCTCGTAGCGCTGCGGCCAGCCCTGCACATTCGGCCAGGTATAGGACTCAGGGGGAATGCCGCAGACGAGCGGACGCCACCAGTCATCCCCGTCGCTGATACCCACCCAGGTGATCATCCGCGGGTCAAGGCGCTTGGTGCATTCGTCCGCGTTGGCGTCCAGGTCGTAGAAGCGTTGGCCCGGTTCCATGTTCCAGGTGTAGAACCGCTCGGTGCGCAGGACCGTGTACTGGCGATAGAGGCTGCGCTGGGCACCCTGCAAGAAGCTGTTGAGCAGCGGCACCATGCCCGGCGGTGGGTTCGCAGTCATCGCAGAGAAGCCCAGGCGTACCATCATTTCCGTGCGCAACTGCGCCAGCGTGCGCGAGGGGTTCGGATCGTCGCACTGGCAGTTGTAGTTGATCGCCGGGGGCGCCTCGTCAACCCACACCTCAACCAACCATTCAGATTGTTCCGCGAAGGGAACCGCTTGGGTCTCAAAATCTGCGTTGTCGCCGGTCGCGTACACGAACGACACCCCGTCTATGTCGTCCACTAGGGGGCGCAATTCGATCTGTTCTGGCGTCCAGACGTTGATCTGGTCTGACGTGACGGGGTTGCCGCTGCCAGGGGGGGCCAAATTGGGGAATTCGGCGTACACGGTCGGATCGCCGGTTACGTCCGATCCGCTCCATGCCGAGGCTAGGTAATCCCATCCTTCGTTGAGGCTGCTGGCCGCGTAGGCGGAATTGGTGATCCGGAATCGCGGAGGATTGCCCGCCCACGTACCCACCGGCCAACCAAACCGAACATTGACGTAGAACTCAGGATCACCGCCGGTGTTATCGACCAGCAGTCGGCTGTCAGCCTGCCAGGTGAAGCCGCCACCTCCCGAGACCTCCATGGTGCCCGGAATGTCGCCGTCATCTTCTGCCTGCGGGATTGTTTTCCAGACCATCGCGCGCTCCTAAAAGAAAGGCGCCCAAGCAATCCGTCGCCAGGGCGCCTCGTTCGTCAAACTCGTCCGGGTTACGCCGCGTGGCGACGTACCGTCTCCGTCGCCGGAGCGCGTTCCTTGTTCTGGGAAGCGGGAGCGTCGGTACCGGGGCGGCCAGATCGCGCAACACCGGTCAGCGGCTGCAACTTGTCGCCTTCCAGGCCATACACGGGGCGGACCACATCAAAGTTCTTGCGGTCGTACTTGCGCTGCAGGCGCAGGAACTCGGTGTCGATGTCGAAACCGGCCACCTTCACCGGATACTCGGACACCACTAGCACGTTCTCCGGCTTGTGGATGTAGCGCAGGGCCGGCAGCTCGTGCCGGTAGACCGTCTTGGGAATCTTGCAGGCCGGGTCGCGGGTGATCATCACCTTGACCTCGACCAGTTCGATGACATCGCCGGGGCTGGTTTCGGAAATCGGACCCATCGAGTCGAAACCGACGCCCCCGAAATAGTTGGCCGCGTTGGCATCGCTGCCTCGGTCCGGCGTTGCCTCGGGGGAATCCGAGGCCGCCGACTGCTGGGCGGCCTCGGTGACGGTGACTGCGCTATCAGTCGGCTCACTTTTTGCGCGGGACATGTCGGATCCTCAGTTCTGGAGCAGGAACACCGGGCTGCCACTGGCGACCTTGAGATAACGCGGCAGCGAGTCCACGTTGAGGTAGCCAGTCGCCGGCACGGTGGCGAAGGTGGTGAAGGTGGTGCCGTCCGCCGAACCCTGGAGGGTCGCGTCGGTGGCGGTGGGCTTGGTCACCACGGCCGAACCTCCGGGGAGGAACGGCGACGTGGTGAGTTCGACGGCGGTGGTGCCGATTTGCAGGGTGCGCATCAGGGCGGTCCTCAGTAGATGCTCAGCACAGCGTTGGAATTGCGCTGGTTGCAGGTCATGCGGTACGCACCGGTAATCGCCCAGTAATGGACGTAGCGGTCATACACGCGCGGCGGGCGACGGCGCTTCATCCAGGCACCGGACACGGGCTTGAAGAACAGCGACCGGGTGTTGAGGAAGTAGGCGCGCTTGGACCACGGGTGGTCCTGCGGACCCACGATGTCGTCCAGGGCATCCATGGTCGGATCCCAGACCACTTCCACGTTGTGGAAGTACAGCCCCGACGTGGACGCATCCTGCGACACGCCGCCCTTGCCCGGCACGGTGATCCACCGCGAATTGATGGCCTGCGCGTCCTTGCGGTAGGCGTCGATGAAGTCCTGACCGGCGATGATCAGGTCCGGGAACATGTTGCCGTAGCGGCTGCACGCACGCCACGACTGCTCCATTTCATCGACCAGCGTGCCCGCGGTCGTGGTCGGAATTGCCAGGTTCGTGTTATTGCGCCACCAGTTCGCCGTGCTGGCGTCGATGCCGCCCACGATGCCGGTGTTCGGCGTGGTCGAAATCAGGTGGTCCAGACCGGGACATGCCTTGGCCGACTGGGTGCCGTCCAGGTGCATTTCCTTGTCCAGGTTCTCCTGCGCGCCCAGTTTCAGAGTCTCGAAGGACTCTTTCAGGCGGTTGGTGAGCTGGACCTTCTCGGCCTTGCTGGCCGTGGCCTCTTCATCGTCGGTGATGATGATGCCGTTGGCGCGCAGGGTGTCTTCGTCGAAGCCGAAGCCGTCGTGGAAGTTGAAGTGACGGTACTTGGCCTGTCGAACGGTGTCCTTCTCGTTGAAGGTCACTTGGTCGGCGCCGAAGTAGTTCTGGTAGTTCGAGTCGTTGGTGAAGCGAACCTGCTCCACTTCGTACTCGTTGCCGACCACGGTCTCCTTCTTCTTGGCGATGAGCGCCGAGTAGAGGGGGTGTCGGGTGTTGATCTGGTCGATCGGGTCGTTCTTGAGGAAGTAGTCCAACTGATAGTTGGAACCGACCGCAAGCTGGTTCTGGGTAAAGGGCATCGTCGTGGCCTCAGAAAAGACAGGAAAAAAGCTCTGTCCGCTCCGAGGGGTGCGATGCCTCGTATACGCACTACCGGCGGCGATCTCCGGCTACGCCATTAGCGGGGACGAAGGCGATGGATTGCCTGCGTTGCGGGGGACTATCAGCCCCCGGAAATGGAAATCAAGTGTTGATCCACGCCAGCAGCTCAGCCGGCGCCAGGAGGGGGAATCCGCGGATGCGACTCTGGCCCGTGGTCGCAAAACGAATGTCCACGCCAGGGGTGACCATTTCCTCGCATTGGGTGGGCAAGTGCTTGAGGTTTCCTGACCTCCCTTCGCCGTACCAGTACGGATCCTCGGTCGCGTCCACGCCCAGCACGGCAATGCGTGTGGCGCCCATCAGCATCGCCAGCTGAATCGCGCCGCGGCCGCTGTTGCCGACGTGGATGACGCTGGGGTGCGTGGAAGCGCCACGGGCGAACCGGCGCTGGAGCAGGTGGCATCCCGTGAAGTCGGCGCGCATGTTCGGATTGGCCGCCTCCGGTCCGACATCCCGGTCCACGGCCACGAAGTATTTGCAGCCCTCGCGCGGGTGCTGGAACCGTTCCTGATTGACGGGCGACGGATCCAGGGTGAACCAGTAGTCCGGCGTCCAGGCGAGGCCCGTAATCGCCCCGTTCACGGCGATCACCGGCACGCCAGGATGAGAGGTGATGCCGGCGGCGCTGGGGCCGGAGGCCAGCACGACCATGCGGTCATGCCGCTCCGAGACCGGCTCGAACTGGCGCGACAGCACGCGATGGTCGCGAATCAGGGTGCGCGCCATTGCCAACAGGGTGACCCTCCTGCGTTCTGGATGCGGATGGCATGGCCCCAGCAGCGTGCCATCGCCGCCTCCCATTCGGCGGCAGGGCGCCGACTGATGTGCAGGTCGATGCCGCCGAACACGGATGGCCGCTCGCTGGCCGAGACCGTCAGCGTCTTGCCCGCCACCCGGCGCAGTTCGCGCAGGGCTGGCTCCACATCAGCAGGCAGCAGGTGCTCCAGCACGTCGAAGCAGGTGACGTGACCGAACGCGCCGTCCTCGAAGGGCAGAGCATGGGCCTCGGCGTACACCACGCGCCCCTCCTGCAACAGGCTCTCGACGACTTCGGTCCCTTGGACGGGCGAAAAGCCGGCGGCGATCGCCATGTCCAAGGTTTCGCCACGGCCGGTCGAAACGTCCAGCAGGCTTCCACCCAGGGGCGCCAGGGACGCCAGGATGGATTCCACACTCGCACGTCGGCGCGCGCCCATGGCGTAAGTGGGCGACTCGTAGGCCGCCCGGTAAACCGCAATCTCGCCCTCCCGGCTCAGAGGACGAGGCGGCTTACGTTTGAACCGATGGTCCCGAATCACGCCGTGATACCGCGCGCAGCGGCAGCCAGGCCCAGTTCCAGAGCGTCCTCTGCCGAACTGGCGACGCGACCCATGCCGGATCCACCGCCGGCCTGCCGAATGGGTACATGGCCGACAGCTGGGCGGCGCGTGCCGGCGGGAGCCTGCGGTGCCGGGGCGGCAGTCTTGAGATACGCCAGCTCGGTCTCCACGACCCATCGGCTCGGCGGCAACTGTTGGATGCGTTCGCGGTGTCCTGCCAGCACAGCATCCATGCGAGCCTGATAGTTCGTCGGGTCTTCGGCTTTCAGGCGGGCCTCCAGGAGATTCAACCCGTCCATCGCCTCGGTCACCTGCTCCTGGAACTGCGCTTGCTCGGCGTTCTGTTCGCTTTGGACGCGCGCCTGCTGCTCACGGTGGCGACGCTGGGCCGTGTCTTCGTTGCGACGCGCGGCCAGCTCCTCGGCTTGCGCACGCGGCATTCCGTCTTCCACTGCCTCCCGCAGGTCGGCGTGGTCGGCAAGCAGATCCTGACCGCGCCGCGGCTTACCGAGTTTGTCGGCCAGCCAGTCCAGCTCCTTCTCCATGACTTCGTAGGCGTTGGTCATCGCAGCAAGGTCGCCCTTGTTGACGGCGTGCAGGTAGGCCAGCACGCTCGTTACCTGCTTAGGCTGGGCGCCGGTTTCCTCAAAGGACTGGACGATCTGCTCGCCTCGCTCAGCGCGGGCCTTGAGCGATTGCGCCTGCTTTTCCAACTCGGGCACCTTGTCGGCCTGCGTGCGCAGTTCCAGGAAGCGGGCACGGGCGCGTTCGTTTTTCACCCCCAGCTCGGTCGCCTCCTCCTCGGCGGACTTGACCGGTTTGTCGGCGGATTCCGCCGGCTTGTCCTTGCCCTGGCCGGCATCCGCAGCAGCGTCCTTTGCAGGATCCGCTCCGACCTCCTTGCCGGCGGCCGCATCGGTTTCACCTTCTCCCGGCTGGCCGCCTTCGTCGTCCGTTGCGCCGTCGTCAGCCGGCGCTTCGCCGGCCTGTTCCAAGCCCGCGTCCAGCGCAGCGAGCGCGCCGTCCAGGCCGTTGTCGGTGGTGTCGTTGCCCGCATCTACCGTCGCGGCGTCCTGCAAAGCGGCATTCGGGTCCGGGGTATCGGCGTTCGCGCCGGGGTTCTTGTTCGGGTCCATGGTGGGGTCGGCTCCAGGTGGTGAGGGTTAGGCCGCCATGCCTTGCGACGGGGCGGGTTCTTGCGGTTGTGATGGGTCGGCTGCGCCGGGCTGGCCCGGCTGGGGCAGCGCACCCTCGTTTTGCGGGATGAAGCGCAGCACGTCGGCATGACCGCCGGCCCGCTGCAGGGTTTCCTCGGCGATGGCTTCCAGCTTGTCGGCCACCTCGCTCTCGGCGGCACCGCGCATCTTTCCGATCATCGGCACCATGCGTTCGAGAACCGGCAGGACAGCGGCCCAGGCTTCGCGGTCGGCTTCGGTGGACGGCTTGCCCGAGGAGCCGGCGCGAATGTCCACATCCACCAGGTTCTCCAGGTCTTCCACGCTGTTGATGGGCGGCCACACCGCATCCTCGCCAGCCAGCTCCAGTACGTCTTCCGGCTCCAGGACCTGCACGGCGATCTGCGCCGAGCCGTTGGCGATGTCGGTGAGCCAGTCTTCCAACTGGTCGCGCATCTGGTTCGAGCGCGCCATGAAGCCGCCCTGCTGGATCTTGGCCTCGGTCGCGGTCTGGGCTTGCTTGATGCTGCCCTGGAGCGCCTGCTGCACGCCCCAGATGTCGTCCATGTCGCGGCGGATCGGCTCGGTCGTGTAGAGCGCGCCATCGATAGCGGCCTGCGGCTTGGGCGCGAACAGCTTGTTGAAGTCGGCGCCGGGCGTGGTGGATTTCAGGCCCACGTACTCCTGCGTCTGCGACTGCGTGAGCTTCTTGGCGTTGTCCGGGTCGATCTCCGTCTCGTCGAACAGCACGGCAGGCTTGGAGCGGCGGCGATGCTCGGCAAACTGCGAGCGCGTGCGGTTGTACTCGTTGTTGAGCTTCCAGCTACGGAAGGTCAGGGACTGCGGCGCACGCTTGCCGTCCACCTCGATGAAGGCCAGCGGGTAGTACGGATAGAACCGGGTCAGGGCCACATTGGGCGGCTGGGGGTCGGTCAGGTAGCAATCCATCCCCTCGGCCAGGGTGAACACGTTGCCGCTGTCCAGGGACCACACTTCCCACAGGCAGAGGAAATCCGAATCGCTGGCCTTGTGGGTGGGCGAATCGCCGACGACGAAGCGGTCTGCTTCCTCCCCCTCCACGGCGCGCTCGGGCGCCAGCACGGCGTCCGGGCCGGCATCCTTGCGCTGGCAGTAACGTGTGGCCGTGCGCAGCTTCTCCAGCGGAACGTCCGGGTATTTGGCCGCCGTGTCCGAAATGGTCATGAACACGCGCTCGGCGGCCCATTCGGCGTCCGTGATTTGCAGGATCTCCACACCGGGCGCCACTTGCAGGTTCTCGGAGGTGACCACATCGATCGCCATGCCGCGGGCCACGATGCGCTCGACCTTGCCGGTCAGAGTCCGCATCTGTTGTTCCAACTGGAGGGCGAGCAGGTCAGCCTCGGCGCACTTGTCGTTGTCCAGTTGTTCCTTGAGGCGAGCGACCTTGCGGAGGTTGTCCTGGAGGTCGTTGATTTGCTGCTGGATGAGCGGGTCTCGCTGGCTGCGCTCCTGCCACGACAGTTTCAGCCAGCCGATGGAGTTGGTCAGGGCAGAGCGCACCGCACGTCGCGCCTGGCGTTTCAGCTTTCCCTTCTTCCACAGCTTGCCGATGACGATCTCCAGGGTCTGCGCGAACAGTTGCAGCTCCGTGCGACGCTTCCGGCGGGCCTCGGCGCGTGCCTGATATGCCTTGGCCGCGGCCTCGTACTCGCCCACCTGCTGGCGGTACTCAGCCGCCTTGCGCGCAAGGTCATAGCCCAGCTGCTGCGCGGTGCCCTCCACGCCCTGCGTCAGCAGTTGGTCCGGCCCGACATCGGCCAGTAGTGCGGCGGGGTTGGCAATGAACTGCTCCAGGCCCGGCGGCGGCTGAGGAGCAACGGGCGGCTGCTCCTTCGGTGCCTGCACGCGCTGCGCCGGCACCACGTCCACCTGCGGGTTCTGGGCGTAGATGAAGGACGTGGTGATGTCGATGTTCGTGCCGATGAGGTTCACATCAACCTCGAACCCGCTCTCGCCGGCCGCGTAGCGACGGTCCCGTGCAATCTGCTTGCGGAATCCTTCGTCGAAGGAGCGCGCGGCCTTGATGGTCTCCAGCCACTGGGAAACCTGCTTGGTTTCAGCCAGCTTCCTCTTCTTCGTGGCTTCGTCAGCTTCGTCGCCCAGGCTGGCAGCAACCATGCCTTCTTCCAGCGCTTCCATTGCGCCTGCGTCCATGTTGGTCGGGTCCATTTCTCGGTCTCCAGGTGCGGGCATCAGCGGTAGTAGCTGGCCGGTACGGTCTGTTCAGTGGGATCCGACGAATGCAGCCATTCGACGGTGAAGGGTTTGACGCCGGCAGCCTTGCTGGGGTCCGGCGGTTTGCGGGCGGCGAACATCTTGTCCATGCCACGGCCTGCGAATCCGCAGGTGTCCACGGCGTCGTCCCAGCGGCCGGCGGGGAATGCCACGAGCTGGTCAATGACGCGGGCGGCCCAGGGTGTTCCTTTGGGGAAATGGACCATGCCGCGCATGGCACGGTCCCGGAATGAGTTGGACTTGGCGATCTTGTCCTTGTCGTCGGGCAGCAGCACGTACTCGGTACGCACGCCATCGCCGCGGCGTGCCAGTTCCTGCAGCCGCTTGTTGCGCGCCGGCCCCACGGCGTTCTCGTCCTTGCCTCGCCCACCGAACCACTTGATGGGCTTCCACTCCTGCATCAAGCGGACTTGCTCGTCCACTGTGTTCTCGGTGTTCTCCTGGCCGTACCACCAGTCCAGCGCCCACAGGTGGCCGTCGGGGTCTTCGCCCCAGATGGCGTGTTCGGTGAAGTCGGCCTGCGTGTCCTCGGTGACAGCCCAGTCCGAGGAGCCGTAGATGTTCAGGTGCTTCGGGAGATCCGTCGGGCCATACAGCTCAAACCAGTCGCGGCGGAAGCGCGTGCCGCTGTCCGGCTTTGGGAGCTGCTGGTACAGGCTGTTCCAGTTGCGGGAGTTGTGGCCGCCCTGCGCCTCGCGCTCGGCCTTCCACACCTCCGGGCTGAACCACTCTGACCACAGCCATTCCCCCGGAAGTCGGCCCAGCACATCGTTCTCTCGCGCCTCGGCGGGCAGGCAGATGACGTGCCAGGTGCCGCCGTCGCGTCCCTTCACGATGCCGGACTCGCCATTCCACCCTTCCGGGAGGATGCGGCCCATCGGGTCATCCTCGTGCCAGCGCGTGGCGATCAGGACGCGGCGTGCGTGCTTGGGCTTGAGGCGCGTGCGCACGTCCGCCTTCCAGAACTCCCAGGTCTTGTCGCGCATCACTTCCGAGTCAGCGTCTTCTTTGCCCTTGATGAGGTCATCGCCGATCGCGATGTCCCCGCGGCGACCAGTGACGCCAGCACCGACACCCACGGCGAAGTAGAACCCGCCGCTTTCGGTGGTCCACTCCCCTTTCGCCCGGCTGTCCTCGGACAGGGCGCAGTTGGGGAACAGGGCGAGGTGGGCAGCCGAGCGAACCAGGTTGCGCACCTTGCCGCCGAAATGGTCGGCCAGAGTCTGGTTGTAGCTGGAGGAAATAACGCCGCGCCGGGCGTACCGGCCCATGTACCAGGCCGGAAAGCGAACGGTGGCGTAGGTGGACTTGGCCGCGCCTGGCGGCATCATCACCATCAGGTTGATGACCGGCTCACCCCACAGCGAATCACCATCGGCGAGCGCCTGGAGCGCATTACACAGCAGGATGTGGTGCGCCTTCGGGTACTCCGGCTCTACCGCGTCAGGCGTGCCGGTGCCGGCCTCGAAATCGGCGATGTACCGGTTGTACTCGACGAAGGATTCGCGCGCACGGCGCCGTCGCAGCAGTTCCGCTGCGGCTTGCTGGCGATCCATGGCGCACCCGTCGGCCATCAGCAGGTCAGCGCAAACGGACTTGGGCCAAAACCGAAAGACCAGTCTTGGCGGCCGGGGAGCACTGGGCCACAAGGGCCGCCATGGATTCTGCTCCCGTCTCCCGGCCTGGCTTGCTCCTGCCTCGCAAGAGAGTCTTCCCGCCTACGCATTGCCGCCAGATTCCTCTCTGCGCACGCATCCGACCAAACCGCCTGACCGGGGCGCCTCGGGTCTTGGCCCAAGTACCCTGGAGCGCTTGGCGTCACCTTGGTGAAAACCGTCTCTAGGTGTTCCTTGATGGCCTTCCACTGCTCGGGAGTCGGGGTGTCTGTGGTCAGCTCGCCGAATCCGTTGAGCCAGTAACAGAACTGTTCGGGGGTCATTGGTTGGTCTCGTGGAGTTGGCAAGGACGGAGGGAGTCGAACCCACAACACGCGGCTTTGGAGGCCGCTGCTCTGCCAGTTGAGCTACGCCCTTGCAGGAAGATGGACATCACGCACCCACCAGGAGCGCGCGGAGGAGGGACAGCCATTGGTCGGCGGTCAGGTAGCCAGCCACCAGGAGGACAGCGCCGATGCCGGCAATCCACTGCAGCGTGCGATTGCGGGGGATGTCAGCCATGGTGATTCACCCATGCAACAGTCGCCGGAGCCGGCAGGCCGTCCAGGGCCGCTATGAACGCATCGATGCGCGCCAGTTGTTCCTCTCGCGGGGGAAGGTGCGCGTAGAACCCGTCGCGAACCTCAGCGATGATTGTCTTTCGGCGCTGATCCAGGAGACGGCGTACCTCAGTTTCCGTTACCCATGGCCGGCGGTTCGGTGTGGTCTCAGCCATGACGCCTCTCCCCTTCGCGTGCGGCTGGCGACAGCTTGTCGGCCAGTCGCGAGGCGCCGAACCTCACCCACAACCAAGTCAGCCTGATGTAGGCGTACAGGACGTTTAGACCGATGGGCGCAGCAACAACACGCCGCTGTTCCCACTCGTACCAGCACCGGCCCAGCCACCAGGGCGCACAGATGCCCTCAGCGAGGTATCGCATCCCCAAAAGGCGGTTGAAGACGCCATCACCCATTCGATGCTCCAGTGACCGCCATTGCGGCCAGTTCGTCGTCAGAGAAGTCCTGCGCTCTGCGCACTTGCAAGGGGTTGTTCGGGTCGCCCTTCACCGTGACGGCGTTGCCGTAGACCTTCGGTTTGAGCTTGGCGGCGACCCACTTCCGGGCATCCACGCGGAGTTTGTTGCGGGCCACGGCGGTTGAGTCGAACACCACCTCCAGCTCCGCCTCGTCATCCTTGGCCGCGGTCGGATGCTTGGCGGCCCTGACCATCGTGCATTCCTCGTCGGCGATGGTGACGATCTCGTCGGCCAGGGTGTCGGCCTGCTCCTCGCGTGCGCGCGCGTACTGGTCGCGAAACTCGGGCTTGCTGTCCAGCCAGCGGAACACCGTCGCCTTGTCCGGCATGGACTCGTCCCGGCAGATGGACCGGAGTGATTCGCCGTCGGCAATCCGCTCGCAGATGGTGTCGGCCACCTTGGCGGTGTACGTGCTGGGCCGGCCTGGCTTCGGGTTGGTGGGCGCCTTCTTGGCTGCCTTGGGGTTCCGCTGCGCCATGGGTCAGCGGCCTCCCTGTTCCTCGTGCGCTACGGCCACGGCAGATGCCGCACCTTGAGCTGCCAGCAGGGCGTCGAACAACAACCCGCTCATGCCGATCTCGCCGATGCGCCACCCTCGCGGATGGACCCACATGGCGAATCGGTGGTGGAAATGCCCGCTCCCAGGGCCAAAGGTGTCACCGAGTCCCATAGCGGCGGGAATCGGCCGGCGCAGAGGCGCCAAACCCCTCACGGGCTGCGCGGAGTTGGGCGACACTCCCGGCTTGTCGGCGCTGTATTCAGGGCGCCCAGCGCTGGCGCCTTCATCGCAAGTTGGGATGCGGGGGGCATTCATGCCCCGCATTGAGCGATACGCCAGTTGGAAATCAAGGGGCCAGTGGACGCCCGTTCAATGCGAACTCGATGTCTTCCAGCAGGTCCGGGTATTCGGGCAGCCGGGGGCGGCGTCCGGCGCAGTACAACCCGACGAGCCATCGCTGATTCCGGGTGACCAGGGATTGCGTGGTGGAGCTGTCCTCGGCCAGGACAAACACCCGGCCATCCTCATCCACCAGGACAAAACTGCCGCATCCGAGTGAGTTGCGGTTCTTCTTGATGCGGAAGGCGACCCGGCGCACGGCCACGTCGATTCCCTCGGTGGGCACGGAACCCACCTCTTTCATGGCTTTGCCGACGTAGTGCTGGGGCGATGCTCCGGGGGTGCGACGGCGGCGTGGAATGTGGGGTGTGGTACTCATCGGAAATCCTCCGGGTCAGGGTTATAGCTGCCAACACCGCCAGGGCGACGGTAGGTCTTTTTCTGCGGCTGGTTCTTTCCCCTGAACTGGAAGGAACGGGCCGGTGGACCTGCATGGCTTTCAACCTCCTCCTCGGGGATTCGTTCGTCTCCCCAGTCGTCAATCCGCATGATGTCGAACCGTCCGCGCTGCTGGACGACCGTGCCCGTCCGCACGTTCCGCCCCTTGCCGACGATGAACTCCACGACGCCGGGCCGGTCTTTCGCGTCGTAGGCGTCCCAGCGATGCATCAGGATCACCACGTCGGCGGCTTCCTCAATAGCTCCCGAACCGCGCAGGTCCACCATCGTCGGCCGGCGTGCCTTGCCCTGCTCCGTCTTGGCGGCGCCGCGATTGAGCTGGGCCAGAATGACGATGGGGCAACCCAGCTCCTTCGCCAGCGCTTTCAGGTCTCGCAGGGCTTGTCCCCGCTCGATGACCTCCCCTTGCCGGCCGGGTAGAGCCATTTCGTGCAGGTGGTCCACCACAATGAGGCGGACTGGCTTTTGCAGGTGTAGGCGCCGGGCGCGAGCCGCAATCTGCCGGGAATTGAGCTGCGGCGAGTCGTCGATGTGGAGGTCGATGTCCCGCAGGCGGGAAACGGCTACCGTGACCTTGGCGAAGTTCTCGCTGTCCTCCTCGCTCGGCGCCATCATCCAGTCATGGGGGATTTCCCCTACCGCCGCCATGTCGCGGTTCACCACGGCGTCGGTACCCATTTCCATCGAAAACAGGAGCGTTCGCTGGCCGCGCAAGGCAGAGAATCGAGCCAGTTGGAATGCCGCAACGGACTTGCCGATATTCGACCGGGCGGCCAGCACAATCGCTTCACTGTCCTGCAGTCCGTAGAGCGCTTCGTTCAGGCCCAGCCAGGGAGTCGGCATCCCCCGGCCAATGGTCCCGCACGCTTTCCCGTTGAAGTTGGGCCACCACCGATCCACCGCCTCTCGGTAGGTGATTGGGCCGCATTTGGGGCCGATGGCGAACCTCGCCATGTCGGTTTGTGCCTGGCTGAGGATGTCCGCGGCGCTGGACCCGCGAGTCTCAAACGCCTTGTTCACCAGCGCAGTGCCGATGTCGATGATCTGCCGGAGCTTCGACTTCTCCAACACGATCTCGGCATAGGCCACGACGTTCGCCGAGGAGAACGCATTGGCCTGTAGGTCCACGAGGTATGCGCCTCCATCGACCTCGCGCGCCTGCCCTTGCGCTGCGAACCAGTCCCCCAGCGTCACGGCATCGGCCGGCTTCTGCTTTTCGACGAGTTGCTGAATCCCGGCGTAGATCAGCTTGTGGCGCCGGTCGTAGAAGTCATCGTCGTCGAGGATCTCCACGATGTCCGGCAATCGCTCCGGAGCAACCATCAGGGCGCCGAGGACGTACTGCTCTGCCTCAATATTGGCCGGCGCGCGACGCAGCTCGTACAGCTGCTCTTCGCGAAGGGCGCGTGCTTCCAGGTTCATCGGTGGTACTGCCCTTCAATGATTTTCGTGAAGTTGGACTTCTTGACGATCCAGTCCAGCGACAGGGAGGTGAACGGGCCACGAGCGCCATTCGTCTCGCCCATCAGGAACTTGGACTCACGGATGTAGACCAACAGGTCGCGCCAGGACTCCACATTCTGGCGATCTGGCTGCTCACGCCACCGCTGGGCCAGATGCTTGTAGCGCGCCTCATCCGAGTTCCACGTCTGCGGCTGGGGGAACTCGGGCATCAACTCCCGCCACAGCGCCAAAATGGCCTTGTGCGGGCATGGGGGGATGCGTTCCGCAGGAACGTTCCCCTCCTCCCCGTTAGGGGAGGTAAGTTCTAAAGGAGACGGAGTAGGAGAAGGTGTAGGAGACGGAGAAGGAGCAGGAGCGGGGGATGATGTTGATTGCGGGGTTACATTATCTTGTTGTGTCGAACCACCATCTTGTAGATGGTTTTTCTTATCTTGTAGATGCTCTACAAGATAGCTTCCGCCCCTCTCCTGGACCGAAAGTGGCGGCTTTCGCTTCTGTTCCGAGCGCCATTCCGCCAGCTTCCGCTCCACCAGTTCCGGGTCCTTGAAGTCGCGGGTGAGCTGCCCCCGCTTGGCGCGCTCGCTTCGTTGGGGTGCCGCCGCCGCGTAGGGATTGTGGATGGCCCAGTCGTGCATCCGGTACTCCCCTTCCCGATCCCCGTCCAGCCAGCGCAGGTCAACCAGCGTGGAGACGAACTTTCCGGCATCCCCGCGCCAGCCGCTGGAGATTTCCAGGTCCTCGTTGGTGAGGCCGGCGAGATCACCATCAGGGCGCTGGCTGGCGGTGAACAAGAACAACTGCACGAGATTCCAGCCCGCCACGTCGCCCAGGCGGCGGCACAGCTTCACCGTCTTCGGATGCGTTGGCAGGCCCGTGTTGATGCGGGCGTCGGACGTACTGGCTGCCAAGGTCAGCGCTCCGGAGCCAGCTCGTGCAGGATGAGGGTGGCGAAGACGTACAGGTGGTCGCGCGTCACCCAGGACTTTTCGCCCAGTTGGCGAACCCAAGTCAGGGCGTCGATCGCGTCCTCGCACCAGAAGTCGTACACGAAACCGGGGTGGCTCGGGTCGTACACCGAGACGCCGATGCGCCCGTCAGGTAGGTGATCGTCAATGCTCACCAGAACCGGGCGCGGTGAGGAGCGTGGAATATCCATCCGTGGCGCCATGCCCACAGCCATCGGAAGCTCTGCCGAAGGCGCAGCAGCCACCGGCCGCTTGCGACGGAACGGTAGGATCTTGGCGAAGAAACTCTTGGTGGTACTCATTGGGTAAGTTCCTTTGGTTAGAGTTCGCCCACGCGGAGGCCAGCAGCCTCCATCCGCGCGAGCAGGTCGGGGTTCTTGAGCAGAAGGTTCAGGTCGTTGGCAGTGCGCTCTGCTTCGCGCGCCGCCTCCTCGGCCTTTTTGCGGAGGTGGGACAGCTGGGCCAGTTGGGCGACAGGTTCGGCCTCGTATCCACACAGGCGGGAGAACGTCTTGAACCCGTCGTGGTCATCCAACTCGAACGCGCGGCGAAACAGGCGGACGGTCTGGCGCAGGCTCAGCTTGTCGCGCTTGTCGTCGTCCAGGCAGTGGCTCAGCCAGCGACCGGCCTTGTCGGGATCGTCGCGATACTCAGGGCGCAGGAATACACCGGCCTCCTGCAGTCCGCCGAGCGCGTCTGCGGTCTGGTGCAGCGCGTTCTCGGGGGATTCGATTCGGGGGTTGTTGCGGGCCATTTGGGTCTCGTCACATTTCATGGGACTTCGTGGGACACCCCACCGGGGTAAAAAAAACCGGTCCACAGCGAACCGGATTTCCTATGCGAAGCACCGCAGTACAAAAGGCACTACTTCGTTTCCGTCGGCAGGAACACAAACGCGACCGCTGCGCCGACTGCCATTCCAGGCAGAAGAAGTCGCAGGGGCCGAAACTCGATTCACGCAACCTTCCCCTTCGGCACCGCCGACTTCTTAAGGCGGCCCGACTTGCCGAACGCCGCGGGCTTCAGCTCGTAGCGGATCGCCAACTCGTGGTTTCGGGGAATGGGCTTGTCGTCGGGCCACATGTAGATCGCCGAGCGCGACTTAAGCCCCAAGGCAGCCCGTAGCGGTTCGACACCGCCGAACAGGGACACGGCCTGCTCTTTCGATAGGGACATGGGTTTCCAGGCGTTGGGAGGTGCCGGGATTCTCAACCCATTGAGCAGGTAGTGTCAATGCATTGAGCAATTCATTTTGTAAATTGGATGACCATGAATGTAAATACGCTTGCAGAACGCGCTCGTCTGGCTCGTCGCCGGCCTGGCTTCCCCAGCCAGGACGCGGCAGCCAAGGCGATCGGCTGCTCCCGCGGCACGGTAGGCATGTGGGAATCGGGAGGTGCGTCGTCCATCGGCGAATACCTGTACGACGCGGCCAGGGTCTACAAGGTGCGGCCGGACTGGCTGCGCAACGGCGAGGAGCCCGACGGCTACCCGTGGGAACCCGAGGACGGGCGCCGGGTGCCGGTACGCGCCTACGAGGTCCGCGCGGTCGAGGGCGAGGAAGGCGTTGAGCCAGGCATGGAGGCGATGGTGGAGGAAGTGGACGTGCTGCTGTCCGGTGGCCCAGGGACAGTCATCCCCGACTTCGTGGAGACGAAGTACCGGATGCCCTTCCAGATCAACTGGTTCAACCGGTTCCAGGCCAAGCCCGAGAACGTCAAGCTCATGCGGGTGAACGGCGACAGCATGGAGCGGACCGTGTTCGACGGCGACCGCGTGGCAGTCCACCTGGCCGACCGCCGGGTGGTGGATGGGCGCGTGTACGCCATCATCGCGGGTGAAGCGAAGGTCAAACGCCTGTTCAGAATGCGGGACGGGGGATTGCGCATCGTCAGCGACAACCCCGACAAGACCCTCTACCCCGACGAGATCGTGCCACCGAACGAGCTGGATTCGGTGTACGTCATCGGTCGTGTCATCGACAAGTCAGGCTCGGGCGGCCTCTAATCGCATTCCCCGCCGGAAACGGCGGCCTGCGCAGTCGCGTAGTCGTCGCCGGCATCGCGCACGTCCCTGACCTCCCGGCCACAGTCATCATCGTGGCCGGACTCGCGCGTGCAATTCAGCAGTTCCACGGCCGCGTCAAACAGCTCTGCTTTCGCGTCATCGGCCTCCACGCAGTCCGGGTGACTGTTCCCTGAGAACCAGGCGCCGCCGTACTGTGCGCTCCCCGCGACGGGAGCCGAAATCAGCACCGCCGCTGCCAAGACCTTCCATTTCATGAGCTTGCCCTCCTTTGAAGGGCGAAGCCTACCCTCATCCCTGCTCAATAGATTGACGGCAGCTATCGTCAACGCACTGTCAATCGAAAGATTCCATTGAGCGTGAAATGTAAATATGTTGACATCAAATGCTCAATTGATTGACATTATGCCCACGCCGCCAAGCGGCTTTCATGGAGTGGGCACATGCACGACCGAAGCACAGGAATGGCCGCTTTCGACGAAGCGGCACCACGCGATGAAATCTACATCGCGACCGAACCCAACGAAATCCAACTGGTCCGCGAAATGCGTGACCTCACCGCCGTAGACCAGCAGCGGATCCTCCGTTTCGCCATGGCGCTTGTGCGCGGGAACTGGCCGCAACCGTTGGACGCCACGGTGAAGATGTCGATGGATGACTTCCGGGCGCTCTGCGACACGATGCCAGGCCCGATGATGAAGTCGCATTTTCCCTGCGTCATTTCCTCCGAGGCCATCGCCGGGAAGACCGTCCATTTCCTTCGCGGGCGCGGTGCGGATATGCGCTACGACATCGTAGACAGCGACCGCTTTCTTGCCGAAATGATGGATAGCACCGACTCCAATGAGTACATGGGGCCTTGTATCAAGCCGGGGGAAGAAGGCTATCCGGTTTGGGATAACACACTCGGCCCGATATGCCTGTCTGACGATTCCCTGCTGTACGTGGACTGGCACGCCGCACAAGAAATCCTCCCCGGCATGGGCGATGAGTTCTACGACGAACCCGCCGACGTTGACAGCCGCATCCTGCCCACGCTCCAAGCGCAACAGGTCCTCCAGGAAACCCCCGAGCGTCTGTTCCATGTCGTGGACGCCGACGAAACCGGATTGAAGGCCGATACCTTCGGCGCATCCGAGTTCATCGCCGCGATGGCGGCGCGCGGGTTCAAGTGCCTCGGCCCGGTTCGACGCGCCCGTCTGCGCTACGAGTTGCAAGGGCTTCCGGCCTTCGACGGCTTGTACGGCCCGATGTACTCGCGCACGGGCATTCGCTACGAAACCCAGCGCGCCCACGCGCGCATGTCCTCCTAACCCTCTACCCGCAACTGGCTCCCCCTGCCAGGGCGCGCGACCGGCCGCCCCCTCCGGCGCGCGCTGCGGACCTTCTACAAGGAATCCAGCCATGTCCCTCATCAAGAACAGCCCTACGCCGGAAAGCCTCGTCCGTACGTCCGTGCTGACGCAAGAGCAGCACAACAACCTCAGCAAAGCGCACGCCATCGTCGCTCTCATCAATGACGCCGTTGGATTGGGAAGTTCCCAGCACAACGCCATCTGCGGTGCCGCTTGGGCGGCGGAGGACTTGCTGGACGAACTTCTTGCCAACCACATCATCGCGCCGACCGACGCTCCCAACTAAGGAGATTCCCATGAATGACCGTACCGGCTCGGCGTCCGCCGAACTGACCAGCATCACCGACAGCGCTGCTGCTGCTGCTGCGGATGCATCCTCCACCCAGGCCGACACCGCCATTCGCCGGATGCGTATGACGGACCTGAGCTTCCACAAGTCAAACGCCAATCTGCGCGAGACCCCTAACGCCACTTGGGGCGCGGGGTGGTGGAACCCGGACCGCACCAAGAGCGAATACTGGGCCGACAACGTGAAGGCCGGCCATGGCTACTTCGATGAGGTCGCCGCGCTTGCTCGGTTCGACGAGGTTGACGCCTTCAAGGCGATCCACCATGCCATCACCTCCAGCAGGTGGAAGGCTGGCGGTCCAGGCCACGAGGAAGGTTTCGCGGAAGCGGTGGCCCGCGCGGCCGTGCTTGGTCTCGCAGCCTTGCGTGCTGGCTGGCACCCGTTCCACGAATCCGAGTACGCCAAGACGAGTGACGGTACCCACATCCGCGCCGCCGGCCTGCCCGAAGTCGAAACCACGCTGGATTCGCGCAAATCGGACGAACGTGTGTTCAGCGCGCGCATCTACACCGGCAAGGAACACAGTCAGGTGTGGATGGACCTTGATACCGCCGACGACATTCTGAACCGCTGCATCGGTCAAGGTTCCGAAGAGGCGGACATGCTGTACGCCGCCTCTGCGCTGCTTGTGCGGGCCAAGTCCATTCTGGGAGAAGCCTGATGGACACCACCCGCGCCCACGACACCGAATCTGCCCTCTCGCCCGTTGAGGCGGCAGCCGCAGCGGACAGCTACAGCGCAGTTACGCCGGAGAACTTCCCTCACACCTGTGGCCTGGAGTTCTTCGACACGAAGAACATCATCACCATTGCGATCAAGCGCGGGGAGGTTGGCTGCAGAACGTTTGCCGCCATGGCCGCCTCGACCGCCCTGAAAGCCCAAGCAGTCCAGCGACTCATCGCCATGCATGGCCCGTTCGATGAGGAAGAGGACTTCCTCAACTGCACCGATGGTCGGCTGTCCGATGCTGCAATCAGTGCCGTTGATTTCCTGCTCGGCGTTTCTTCGATGTTCCACGAATTCGCCCGCCAGACGGACAAGTACGGCCCTGGTATCTGAGGAGAACAAGCGATGGATACGATCCGAAATACAACCCCGCCTTCGGCGGAAGAGCTGGTGGATTCCGCATTTGCCGCGGCCGCCGCGGCCGAAACGAACCATGACACTACTGACCCGGACGAGCGCCCGTCCACACTCGAAGATGCCGACGACGCGAGCCGCTACGAGGAAAAGCGCTGGTTCCACACCGATGCCCCATCGGACAAGCAATGGGCCGCGCTTCGACATCAGTTTAGTCGCGCCGAGCGGGCGTCGGTCGCGCTCATTGGCGTCGCCGAACTGCTGAAAAACCACCGGCTTGCCAAGGATTCCGCGCTGGAGCATGGCGTCGCCTGTCACTCCTTCAATGACTTTCAGGAGGGATGTCTCGCGGATGCCGAGAGCATCCTGCTCTGGGTTGTCCACGACACCATCGCAGCATTGAAGAACGCGACTTACGGAGAGCGTCCGTGACAGGTGCGGCCTTCACCCTCTGGCGCCGCTCCATGGACGGACCCGAGTTGCAGCTGTTCGTCGTCGGTGAGGACGGCCACAACGTC